TCGGGGCGCTTGGCAGTTTTCCCGGAAAATATCTATGGGTAGCTGATAATGACGACAACAAAATTTTAATCGGGGGTTGGTCATAATGGCTATTGAATTTGATGGCTTAGGCTATATAGATCTTGCTGCTGGTTGGCAGCCCAGCGTTGGTACGAATTTCGAAGTTGAGATAGCTTTCACTCTGCCTAGCGTTCCAGGTTTTAGTAACTATTGGAGTCTTCTTGGCTCGGACGCGCAAAAAGGCACAATATTAGCCCGCAATAGTAGTTATTATTTTTATTATGAAGGTCCCATCGCAAGCCTTGAATTTGAGCTTCTGGCCACAGCGCCTATCGCTAGTACCCCTACCAATATTAGGTTCAAAGTTGTAAGTTCAAACTCGGTGGAAGTGTATATAAACGGAGATGATACTCCTACCGAAACTTTGACTTTGCCCGCAGGTGAGGAAATTGCAGGTTTTTTAACGCAGTACATTGGCGCCCGAAATACCAATCCTGACAACCTGTTGCCAGCGGGCGCTCAAATCAGTTTGTTAAAGCTTACAGATTTGGCTACGCCTGCAAACTCCAGCGTTTATCTGTTTAACGATGGGTCGGGCGCAACGCTCACCGACAGCGGGCCTTTAGGGAACAATGGAGTGCTAATCGGCTTTGCTGATGCTAATTCAGCATGGCTAGGCGGGGCAGCCGCCCAAACCATCCGCAAATCCAGCATATTCGACATCGAAACCGCCCTCGGCACCATCACCACTGCCACCCTGAACGCGGTCAACGTGTTCGACCACATCACCGGCCAAGCTGGAACTACGGTGAGCTTTGAGGGTGCGGCGACGGATGAGATCACTACCAGCGGCGAGTACACCCTGACTCTTGGCGATGGCTCAAGCACTGAGGATATTACGGTGCAGGTGAATATTTACGGCGTAGCGCCAAGCAACAACCCGCTTCAGAAGGATGGCTCTGCACTGGCAAGCCTGACGAACGTACAGGTGCGTGTGACTAATGGCGCAAACATCAACGGCACTGAGCTTTATTACTCCGGCACCGCAACCACCGATGCCAGCGGCAACCTTGGCAATATTGACCTTTCCAGCACAGCCGCAGCCGTGGATGATTCGGTTCTGTTTCACATGCGCACGGCAGCCGGTGACAGCATTATCGCGGCTGAGACAGTGGAGCTGATCTGATGGCTTATAACTTGGGGTATGTCGGCACCGCTTACAATCTGGGCTATACCGGCACCTACACAGGCGGCGGCGTCACCTACCCGTATCAACTGACCAGCCACATAGCCAATCCAGACCCGAACAGCGTCCTAAAGAGTGCAAACTTTGCCACCACGGATACTCCGATAGAGTTTCGCATAATCAGCGATTTCGACTCTGCCAAGATGGTGGTTGACTGGCAAGCGTTCAGTGATAACCAACTCTGGGGTGATGACATCAACGCTCTGGCAGCGGTCACGGTCAACGCAACATCAGACACCACCGACAGCGCAACCATTGGCTGGAAGACGCCGGATGGTACGACAGGACAATTTACAGCAACTGTAAACATCACAGAGCCAGCCGCTGACACTACCCCGGATCAGTTTGATCTTGGCTCCAATGTAATAGGAGCAGAGCCAGGTTCAACGGTTCAGCGCACCTTTGTTCTTGCCGGGATTGATCCCGGAGAAACCGTTAGCCCATCGGCAACCGGTAACGCCACAGTCTCACCAAGCACTGCTCAGGCAGGTGACACAATCACCGTGGAGCTAACTGCCGGCACGTTTGAGGCGGTCGTCTCCGGCGGCGTGTCGATCAACGGCGTATCAGATAGCTTTAGCGTCACTACCAGGGCCGCCGTTGTCCCGGTCCAAGATGTAGCTCTTCCAGATCTGAACCTGGGTGAAACTGATCCGGTATTGATCGATCTTGACGACTACTTCAGTGGCGCGGCCTCTTATTCGGTTTCGGGTTTGCCGGCTGGATCTGGCTTGAGCTTCGACGGCACCGTGATCTCGGGTGAGACCAACAAGGATGACATTGCCGGATCGCCGTTCACGGTGACGGTTACAGCGAATAGCGCAGAAGGCAGCATTCAGGGTTCCTTCAGCGTTACGGTGGTGGATGACATTGCGCCGGCTGTGACCATTGGCGACCTGACAACTCTGAATACTACTCCAACAGCCGCTGGAAGCGCCGGTGATGCAACCAGCTTGTCTCTGGTAGTCGAGGGTGTGGATGTAACCCACACCTCGAGCTACAACCCAACTCCTTCAAACGGAAGCTGGGCTCAACAGTTGAATGAGCTGGCCATCGGCACCTACACAATGACGCTGACCGGCGCGGATGATGCGGGCAACGAAAGAGTTGTTACAGCAACGCTGAACGTGGTCGATGAGATCATTACCTCTCCCCGGGGGCTATTCCAGCCGTTGTTCCGTTCACTGACTGGATCCGTTAACCAAACACTATTCAGGTGACCACTATGCCTAACACTCTTTCTCCAGATCAGGATGATCAGCAGTTCCAGCAGAACCGCACGATTCCCCGGCAGCGCTTCATCCATAAAGAAACAGTGATCAGTGCCACGGGTGAGTGGCTGTTCCTACCGGCTGGGGTTGGTGATGTCCTGATTAGTGTCGCACCAGCTGCTGGTACCGCCCGGGTTGAATACACTCAGGATGATGTGGTTGCAGTCGAAGATGGTTCTGCAGAAGGTAAGCCCTGGTCCGAAGGCGATGTCAGTGGCTACACCGATTCGTTGATGGTGAACGCTGTAACCGCGATCCGTTGCATTGCAGTCGGCGGTTCCACTGAGTTCAAGGTCACAGCCTGATTGGCGCGGGTCCTTCTGGAGGGTAGGGCCACTGAGGAGGCGCAGACTCGCGGTTTTTTCGCAGACTTAGCGCAACCTTGGCCTTCCTTCCTTGGTTTGAATCAGAGAGTTAGCAATGGGTAAGCGAGTAAACAAGCGAGAGCTCGCTGAGATCTTCGGTATTTCCGAAAGGTCTTTTACGGCTTACCAGAAAGACGGTTCGTTCCCGATTGCCAAAGCTGGCGGCCGGGGTCAGGCGAATGAGTACGATACCCAGGATGTTCACGAGTGGCTGATGGAGCGCGCAGTTAACGGCGCTCGCCATGAGTCAGCCCGTGAGCGCCTGGAGCGCATCAAAGGGGACCGCGAGGAGCTGGCCCTGGCGAAGGATCTTGAAGAACTGGTACCGGCGGTACTGGTGGGGGCTCGATTGGAATCCGTGGCGTTGTCTATCCGCACTGAGCTGCTGACGGGCAACCCGAAACTCAAGACTGAGATCGATACGTTGTACGACATCGATCTCGATATCGAGCTACTGAATGAGCATTCTCGATCCGTCCTCCGACAGCTGGCAGCGCTTGGCCGCGAATCTGGACCGGGTGATGGCCCAGGCCATGGCGAAGTTCCGGCCACCGGAGAAGATCAGCTCAACTGATTGGGCGAACAAGCACCGGTACATTGCCCAGGAGAGTAGTGCCTGGTCTGGCAAGTACTCCACGGATCTCACGCCGTGGGTGCCTGGCATTCTGGATGCACTCGATGATCCGGCGGTGAAAAAGCTGGTGTGCCGGAAGTCCTCCCAGGTGGCCTGGACTGATGGTGTCTGGAACAACTATCTGGGCCGGCGGATTCACAACGATCCGTGCCCGATCGTGCTTCTGTTTCCGAAAGAGAAGACGATCCGGAAGTACCTGGATCAGAAGTTCAACCCGATGATCGAGGTCACACCGGTGCTGAGGGCCCTGGTGGATGTCTCGACTTCGCGCAGCTCCGGCAACCGGAACGACTTCAAGAAGTTCCCGGGCGGGTTTCTGGCGCTCGTCGCCTCGAACGCTGCGGATAACGTGAAGTCGCTTTCGGCGCCGGTGGTCTGTGTTGAAGAACCAGACGACTGTAACACCAGCGTCAGCGGGCAGGGCGATTCCATCAACCTGCTCGAGGAACGAGCGAAGACCTACGAATATCGGAAGGTCATCTTCGGTGGTACGCCTACGGTTAAAGGCCTGTCCCGTGTTGATGAGGCCTTCGCGTCCAGTGACCAGCGCATGTTCATGGTGCCTTGCCATGAGTGCGGTGAGGAGCACGTGCTCAGCTGGGACAACGTGGTGTGGAATGAAGACGCTCCAGTTGCGGATGAGGTGCTGGGCAAATCCCAGCCGGACACTGCCCGGTATGGCTGCCCCCACTGCGGTGTACTCTGGCGTGATATCGACAAAAACCGGAACGTGAAGAAGGGCTACTGGAAAGCCCACAAGCCATTCCGCGGTACCGCAGGTTTTTACATCAACGAACTCTACAGCCCGTTTCCTGGTTCGAAGTTGGCGCTGCTGGTTGAGAAGTATCTGAAGGCCCAGCACCACCTGAACCTGGGTGACGAAAGCTACATGATCGGCTTCGTCAACAACACCCTGGGTTTGTCCTACGAGTACCGGACAGATGCGCCGGACACCGACACCCTGCGCGAGCGGGCTGAAGAGTACCAGGAGCTTACGGTTCCGGCCGGCGGGCTGGTACTCACGGTTGGTGTCGACGTTCAGCACGATCGCCTGGCCATCATCGTTCGAGCATGGGGCAGAGGTGAAGAGAGCTGGCTGGTGTTCTGGGGCGAGATCTACGCCGCGGGCAGCTGCAGCGACAAGGCAGATCCGGTGTGGGATGAGCTGGATAAATTCTTGTTCGGCGCCTTTCGCCATGAGCTCGGCTTCAACTTGCAGGTGTCGGCTGCAAGCATCGACTCCTCCGATGGCCAGACCAACGATGCCGTATATCACTACGTGCGCAGCCGGCGGGGCCGGGGCGTGAAGGTGATGGCAATCAAGGGTGAAAGCAACAACCTGAACCGCGAGATTGTCACCCCGGCCAAGAAGATCGACGTTAACGCCAAGACCACCAAGGCCAGCCGCTACGGCCTGCCGGTGTTCATGGTGGGTACAGAGAAAGCCAAAGATCTGATCGACGCCCGGTTGAAGCTTACCGGCAACGGCCCGGGCCGGATGCACTGGTACCAGGGCGTGCGGGATGACTACTACAATCAGATAACGGCTGAGATCAAAGCGCCGGATCGAAGGCGAGGCGGCCGGAAGACCTGGCAGCCGAAAGCCGGTGTGCGCAATGAGGGGCTGGACTGCGAAGTGTACGCACTCCATGCCGGCAGAACTGTGAAGGTTCACGTTCGCAAGCCGGACCAGTGGGATGCCCTGGAAGCGCAGCTGATGCAGGGAGACCTGCTGGCGCCCTCAGTCGCGGCGCCCGTGCCGGAGAAGCCAAAACAGCGAAGCGAAACCAAACCCCAGAATTCAAAGCCAGAAGGCGCAAGCCTGGCTGATATTGCCCGGAGAATGCGATGAGTCTTGAAACCCAGCTGCTGGAGGCCCGCAATGCCTACCACAATCTGCTGACAGGGCAGGCCGTGGTTCGCATTCAGCGGGACGGCAAAACCGTTGAATTCTCCCAGGCCAGCAAGAAAGACCTGGCGGCCTACATCGCCAGCCTGGAAAGCCAGCTTGGTGGCGCCGGCCGTCGCCGTGGTCCTGCGAGGTTCATTCTGTGAAGACTCCAGAAATCAGCTTTGTCGATAGTTCAGGCCAACCGCTTCGGAAGGCTGAGAGCTACACCGGCACCGGTACCGGCTTTGGTGGCCAGCTACAGCGCTGGAATCCGCGCGCCAAAACGGCGGATGCGGCCCTGCTGCCAGACCTGAAGCGGGGCAACGCCCGTGCTGAAGACCTGGTGCGCAATCATGCCCTGGCCAAAAACGGCGTTCAGCTGCACGTGGATAACATCGTTGGCCACATGTTCCGGCTCAGCTACAAGCCGAAATGGCGGGCGCTGGGCATGAGCGAAGAGGATGCCCGGGCCTTTGCAAAAGAGGTGGAGGACGCCTTCACCGAATACGCGGAAGATCCGATCAACTGCTATGTGGATGCCGAGCGCAAGCGCACCCTGACCATGATGTGTCGGGAGATCACGGCCACCCACACCAGCGCCGGCGAG